AACAGTAAGCTTTACGATATTCCGTATCTTGTCAGGCGTATTGATAGAATTCTTGGTGAGAAGTTAATGAAAAGACTTTCACCTTGGGGTCTTGTAACTGAAGATGAAACTTATATATCTGGGCGCAAGCACATCTCTTATGATGTTGGTGGGATTTCTCAATTAGATTATCTTGATTTGTATAAGAAATTTACCTATACAAACCAGGAATCATATCGTCTTGACCATATTGCAAATGTAGAACTTAAGCAACAAAAGTTGGACCACAGTGAATTTGATACATTCAAAGACTTCTATACCAAAGGTTGGCAGAAGTTTATTGAATACAACATCAAGGACGTTGAACTTGTTGATCGTTTGGAAGACAAGATGAAACTGATTGAACTTGCTCTTACAATGGCATATGACGCCAAAGTAAATTATGAGGATGTATTCTTTCAGGTTCGTATGTGGGATACAATTATCTACAATTATCTGAAAAAGAGGAACATTGTAATTCCTCCAAAGGAGAGAACCGACAAGGATTCTAAGTATGCTGGTGCTTATGTGAAGGAACCAGTTCCTGGTGTGTATGATTGGGTGGTGAACTTTGACCTTAACAGTCTATATCCTCACCTGATTATGCAATACAATATTTCACCAGAAACTTTGGTGGAACAACGGCATCCTTCAGTAACTGTTGATAAGATTCTCAACCAAGAGATTGATTTTGAACCTTATAAAGAGTATGCTGTTTGTGCGAATGGTGCGATGTTCCGCAAAGATGTTCGTGGATTTCTTCCTGAACTGATGGAAAAGATTTATAAGGATCGCACCATCTACAAAAAGAAAATGCTTGCTGCTAAACAGGAGTATGAAAAGAAAAAGACAAAGGAACTGGAAAAGGAAATTGCAAGGTGCAATAACATCCAAATGGCGAGGAAGATTCAACTTAACTCTGCTTATGGTGCTATCGGCAATCAGTATTTCCGTTATTTTAAACTAGCAAATGCGGAAGCAATTACTCTTTCTGGGCAAGTTTCAATTCGTTGGATTGAAGATAAAATTAACAAGTACCTAAACAAAATTCTTAAGACAAATGATGTTGACTATGTTATTGCTTCGGATACTGATTCTATCTACCTTAATATGGGTCCTTTGGTGGAGACTGTATACAAGGGAAGAGAAAAAACTACTGAAAGCGTTGTGTCGTTCCTTGATAAGGTCGCTAAGGTGGAACTTGAAAAACATATTGAAAGTTGCTACCAAGAACTGGCGGATTATGTAAATGCCTATGATCAGAAGATGCAGATGAAGCGTGAGAATATTGCCGACCGTGGAATCTGGACTGCCAAGAAGCGTTACATCCTGAATGTCTGGGATAGTGAAGGTGTTCGTTATGAGGAACCTAAACTGAAGATGATGGGTATTGAGGCAGTTAAATCTTCTACGCCAGCTCCTTGTCGTCAAATGATTAAGGATGGTCTGAAGTTGATGATGAGTGGAACTGAAGAGCAGGTAATCGAGTTTATTGATAAGTGTCGTTCTGACTTTAGAAAACTTCCACCAGAGCAGATTGCCTTTCCTCGCACAGCATCCGATGTTCGCAAGTATCGTTCGCACTCGGACATTTATATGAAGGGAACTCCAATTCATATTCGTGGTGCCCTTCTCTTTAATCATTATATTAAGGACAAGAACCTTACCAATAAATATTCACTTATTGGTAATGGTGAAAAGATTAAATTCATTTATCTTAAAAAACCAAATATTATCAGGGAGAATATTATCTCTTTCATTCAAGACTTTCCCACAGAACTCGGTCTTGACAAATACATTGACTATGAACTACAATTTGAAAAGAGTTTTGTAGAGCCACTTAAATCAATCTTAGATGCGATTGGATGGAATGTGGAAAAAACTGTAAACCTTGAACTATTTTTCTCTTAATGGATTTACCTATTAGCGACAAAGAACTGGATACAATTGTGAAAGCACTTGGATTTGGTGGCGATGGTGCCCTTTACCACAAACTTAAATTGGTTAGGGAACTTAGAGAACAAGGTTTGCCTTATAAAAAAATACTTCGTGAACAATACGGGATGGTAATCTGATGAAAAATTTATTTTCTATTTTTAATAGATTGACAGCTTGGATGAGAAAAGATACTGACGTTATGGTCAGAAATAGTGATAGTTGGGGTGATGATGTCTTCTATCAAGTTAAGATGGCAACTCCCAGCCCACAGGATAAAATAACTGAATACATTGACAAAAACACCAATATTATGAGTCCATTTCCTGAGGTATCAGGGAGCACAACAGTTGGTGGTATTAGTACGGATATTGTTGCTGATATTGTTGATGGCATTTCAAACTGGGTTGATGATATGGACGTTTATGTCCGTATTCAAAGAGTTACTAGTAAAGGTGACAATATGGGAAAGGCACTTCTTTTCTGCTTTACTAATCCTACCGTAGGATGCCCTTGGTTCTCCATCCAAAGAAGCGATGATAGTTGGTATTATTTTCAGAAATCACTTGATGAAAATACTGGAGTTGGAGTTTTAGATGCTTTTGATGATGGAACTTCTCTCAATATTACCAGACAAGGTGATACGGACGTAAAAAACTGGAAAATTGACATTGGTTGATATGGACTTTTTAAAAGATATTGTAAAAGAGATTGGTGGAGAATACACACAACTCGCATCAGACATTGACGAAACTGAAACTTATGTGGATACGGGTTCGTACATATTTAATGCTCTTGTCAGTGGGAGTATCTTTGGTGGCGTATCTGGTAACAAGATCACTGCAATCGCAGGTGAAAGTTCTACAGGAAAAACTTTCTTCTCCTTGGCTGTGGTTAAAAATTTCCTTGATAATAATCCTGAAGGTTATTGTCTCTATTTTGATACTGAGGCTGCTGTCAATAAATCAATGTTGATTTCACGTGGAATTGATCTTGAGCGATTTGCTAGAGTGGAAGTTGTTACTGTTGAGGAGTTTCGTGGTAAGGCACTGAAGGCAGTTGATCTTTATTTAAAAAAACCTGAAGGAGAACGCAGACCATGTATGTTTGTGTTAGACTCTTTGGGTATGCTTTCTACAAGTAAGGAGATTAATGATGCTCTGAATGATAAGGAAGTTAGGGATATGACCAAATCCCAACTCATCAAAGGTGCATTTAGGATGCTTACTCTAAAACTTGGTCAAGCAAACATTCCAATGATCGTTACGAATCATACCTACGATGTTATCGGTGCTTATGTTCCTACTAAAGAGATGGGAGGTGGCAGTGGTCTTAAGTATGCTGCTTCTACCATCATTCATCTCTCAAAGAAAAAGGAGAAAGATGGAACAGAAGTCATCGGAAACATTATCAAGGCAAAGACTGCTAAGTCGCGTCTAAGTAAAGAGAATCAGGACGTTGAAATTCGTTTATTTTATGATGAACGTGGTCTTGATCGGTATTACGGTTTGCTTGAATTGGGTGAGATTGGTGGGCTCTGGAAGAACGTCGCAGGACGATATGAAATTGATGGTAAGAAAATCTATGCCAAACAGATCCTCAAAGAACCTGAGGTGTATTTTACCGAAGAAGTAATGCAAAAACTTGATGTAATTGCAAAAGGCGAATTTAGTTATGGTTGATCTTAATGATTTTATTCACGTTTATGAGGAAGCTTTAGATGCAAGTGTTTGTGATTTTCTAATCAATTCTTTTGAGGAGAATATTGATAAACAGGAACGTCATGATAATGAGGGAAAACCAAATTTCACTCAGTTTAATTTAACCGAGAATAAAGATCTATCTGCTGAAATAAACCAAGTTCATAATCTTTTAATTAAAAAAACTATAGATTATAGAAATGTTTATTATGAGTTTATAGATGGCAGGGTTTTCCCCAATGATCACGCTTTTGAACAATTCAGAATTAAAAAGTATAATCCTGGTGGTGAGGATAGATTTGATACTCACGTTGATGTTATTGATTATGCCACTTCTAGGAGATTCCTCTCCTTTATGTGGTATTTGAATGATGTTGAAACTGGTGGTAATACTGTCTTTAGGGATCTTATGATTCAACCAAAAAAAGGATCATTATTAGTATTCCCCCCTCTCTGGATGTTTCCGCATAAGGGAGAACCACCTATTAGTGGTCCAAAGTATATTATGAGTACATATTTACACTATAAGTAATGGAACGACTTGAGCTTACGATTCTCCGAAATCTTGTTTATAATGAAGACTACTCTAGAAAAGTTATACCTTTTATACAACCCGAATATTTTGAGCAAAGGTCTGAAAAGGTAGTCTTTGAGGAAATCGTTCAGTTTATCGTCAAGTACAACTCTGCAATTACCAAAGAAGCACTTGGTATTGAGATAGAGAATCGGACTGATTTAACCGAAACTGAAATTAAAGATATTCGTGAGGTATGTGAAACACTGAACGATTCAGTAGTAGAGAAGCAATGGTTGCTAGATACTACTGAGAAATGGTGTCGTGACCGAGCAATTTATCTTGCTCTGATGGAATCAATTCATATTGCCGATGGTAATGATGGAAAGAAGAATCGGGATGCAATTCCCAGCATTCTTTCTGATGCCCTAGCAGTATCTTTTGATAATAACATCGGACACGACTATCTTCAAAATTATGAGGAACGTTATGAATTCTACCACCGAAAAGAAGATAAGATTGGATTTGACTTGGAGTACTTTAACAAGATCACTAAGGGTGGTTTACCTAATAAGACTCTCAATATTGCTCTCGCTGGAACAGGTGTTGGGAAATCGTTGTTTATGTGTCATGTGGCTAGTTCCGCCTTGCTACAGGGCAGGAACGTACTCTATATCACTCTTGAGATGGCGGAGGAGAGAATTGCTGAAAGAATTGATGCAAACCTACTGAATGTTCCGATTCAACAACTGGTTGATCTCCCTCGCCAAATGTTCGAAACCAAAGTAAATAGCATTGCCAAGAAGACGCAAGGTTCTCTTGTAATCAAAGAGTATCCTACTGCTTCGGCACATTCTGGACATTTTAAGGCACTCTTAAATGAACTTGCTCTTAAGAAATCATTTAGACCTCATATTATTTTCATTGACTACCTTAATATTTGTGCTTCCTCTAGGCATAAGGCAAATGGTGCTGCCAATTCTTATTCTTATATCAAATCAATTGCTGAGGAACTTAGGGGACTTGCAGTGGAATTTAATGTTCCAATTGTTTCCGCTACCCAGACTACTCGTAGTGGTTATGGGAACTCTGATGTTGAACTTACTGATACTAGCGAGTCCTTTGGTCTCCCTGCTACTGCTGATCTTATGTTCGCCCTTATTTCAACTGAAGAGTTGGAGGGATTAGGGCAGATTATGGTGAAACAACTGAAGAATCGTTATAATGATCCAACAGTATTCAAACGTTTTGTGGTCGGCATTGATCGTGCAAAGATGAGACTTTATGATGTGGAACAATCTGCACAAAATGACATACTTGACAGCGGGAAAGAAGAGGAGTATACTTATGAAGAAAACAAACCTAAAAAATCATTCGAAGGATTTAAGTTTTAAATATGGCAACTATTGATTCTAAAAAATATATTGAGTTCGTTCGTGAAACAACTAGTCCTGCAAGTAGTAAGTATTCAAATCTTGTTGAGCGTTTGAATGAACTTGAAGGACAGGGTGCAGATGTTCCTCGTCTGATGACTGCTGCTTATGGAATGAGTGCTGAGGCAGGTGAGTTTACTGAAGTAGTGAAGAAGATTTTCCTTCAAGGTAAACCTTATAATGAAGAGAATGTATTTCATATGAAGCGTGAACTTGGAGACCTGTGCTGGTATCTTGCTCAAGCTTGTATGGCACTGGATATTACATTTGAGGAAGTCCTTGAAATGAACTATCAGAAACTGAGTGCTCGTTATCCAGAGGGAACTTTTTCCGTATATAAATCTGAAAACAGGGAAGATGGTGATGTGTAAAAATTGCACATAACATAAATAAATGACCCTTCGGGGTTCTCGGGGGCATAGCTCAATTGGTAGAGCACTTGCTTTGCAAGCAAGATGTTTCGGGTTCGAGTCCCGATGCTTCCATTAGTGGGGGGTTCAAGTGCTCTTTTGGGCACTAAATATTTCAAAAAAATGGCAGCATCTACTGGAAATATTAACTGGCAAAAAAATTGGAAAGGATCTAATCATTCGAGTGTAGTTAAAAAATCTGGACCATACTATGAAACTAAATATTCAACTAGGGGTATTGGAAATTTAGTTCCAAATACACAGATTAACTATATTGATGTTCTTTCAGAATCTCATTCAAAAGTTGCCATTCAAATTTCTGGTAACGAAACTGTTTATTATACCAATATTGATAATTTAAGAAAACCAAAAAGTTCAAGTTTAGTTGGATTAAAACCACAAACATTTAACCTAGCAGGAACAGAATATACTTTAACATCATATCTTACTGCTCTTAGAAATTCTATTAATAGTAGATCTGATATGGTTGGAGAACTTAAAGAGTATCTTTTAGAACTTGTTTCATATTCAGATAGTGGGCAGGGATCCTTTAGTGGATATAATACTTCCAATCTGCCTATGAACGATTTTGGTGAAGTTATTGGTCCCATTCACTGCATTAGAAGGGGATTAACTAGATTTAATTTGGGTGTTGGTTCAACGACAAAAATTCTTATACCAAGCAGATCAAATGAACCATTATTGGATTATTATCTAATTAATCTTGATGGTAGAAGGATAAAAATATCAGCAAAATCAACTGGCAATTCTAATACCTTGAAGGTTGCTGATTTAGTTCCTCCAGTTTTAAATAATCCAAATCTCCTATCAAAATATCAAAATGATTTTGAGTTTAATATTATGAGGACCATTCATGAAAATACGATGATTATGGGACCCATTGAATCTTGTGCAATGTTGGGGATTATTAGTCCTGAAGCAGCCAATTCTGTTAGAACTTCTTCAGCAACAATACCTAATCCAGAATTGTTTAGAAATTTGATAGATAAAGATACACGATTAAAAAATCAAAAAACAATAACGAGAAATCAAGTTTCTTTTTTATGTGAAAAGGAAGTTATAAATTATTCCAAAAATGTTACCAAGGCAAATAAATTTACATCTATTGTTAAAGATGTTTTGTCTAGTGAAATATATTTTGTTAAGTTAAATATAGTTAATGGTATACCTAATTTTACTGAAGAAGCAACTAGTGGGCAGCAATCTATTAGTAATTTATTTTTCCGAACTAAGAATGGATATGATTCCAAATCCGATAAACTAGGATTTAAACTTTGACCAGTTAAAAAACTGTCCACCCATCTTGATTCCAGACCCAGAATACCCTATAATACCTGTATGGCAAAAAACACACACCTCGAACACTTAGAAGATGATATCCTGAACCAAGGGTCTCAGGGTGGTAGGAATGCGATTACATTTCTGCGAGAACTTGGTAAAATGCTTTCGGAGAGATCTTCTTCAATCACAGTCACTACAAAGTGGGATGGTGCTCCTGCTATTGTTTGTGGAACTGATCCATCTAATGGAAAGTTTTTTGTTGGTACAAAATCCGTATTTGCAAAGACTGAACCAAAACTTTGCTATACTCAAGCAGATATATCTAAGTTTTATGGAGTTGGACAACTTGCTGATAAACTTCAAACTTGTTTGATAAATCTAAGATATTTAAACATCAAAGGAGTCATTCAGGGAGATCTTCTTTTTACTGATGATAAACAGAACGGTGTAATCAAT